AATTATTCAATGGTAAGTTCATATTTAAATAACCCACAATCCCATATTCTATCATAACCCAGTTCCTTCATTAACTCACTCTCTGATTTTTTAAAATCCAAATAAGGGTATTTCTTTTTTAAATTGTTTTTACCAAAACCAAACTTGTGGTGTCTTTTATACTTATTAACTTTTGAATTATAATATGTATATGTCGGTTTAACAATATCAACCAATTTAAATCCCAAGTTAATATAAAGGTTACTATCACCATCAATCGTCCACCTTCTATCTGCAAAACTTATTATACTTGATGGTTTATAATCCATAATGAACCTTTTTAACATTTTTGAACCCAACCCACTTATTATATATCCATTTTTGGTGGCAAATCTACTTAATTCATATTCACCTTCTTTAGATTTTGACATATTCCTTTTATCATTAAAACACATAACACCAACCAATAAATCATTATAAAATGCACCATACTTGATTGTTGATTTGTCATTACCTTGTATGTGATTAGAATTTAAAAATTCACCCTTAATCTTAGAATCAATTTCTTTTAAAATAACATTTCTTCCCCCAATACGTATACCATCACCCACATTTAATAAATGTTTTATTTTACTTTTAACAAGTTCTTTATTTATAACCCACTCATCTTCAAATATGTGAATTAATTTATACCCAATAGTTGAACATTCCAAAGTCTTATTTAAATGGTAATTTGATGTTTTACCCATTCTGTCCGTGTGGTAATATAATCCATTATATTCAATACAAATATCTGTCCCGTCAATAACTAAATCTATTTCCTTACCATTTAATAAACCACGATTTTTACTCTTTCCAACACTAAACCCAAGACTTTCAATGAACTCCTTAATTTCAGTTTCACCCTTAGATGTCCATGTAGGAACCATATTAATGTTTGTCTTTTTAACCAATTCACTTAATTCATTTGATATTGTGTTTGAAACTATTTTATCATTTGGAAATTTTAATTTATAATCATTTACCGTAATATTATGTTTATTAATTAAATGTGTGTTTGATATTGATTTCATCTTATCACCACATAACCTACATATAACATAGTTATTTTTATCTTCTAAAAATTCCTTATTTTTAATTTCTTTAATAAAATTGGGGTGATACTTAACCTCATCAATAAATTGATTTAAATAATCTTCTAATGTTATACCATGTTCTTTTTTAATGTGTTGTTCAAAACAACCTGTTTTATTATTTATATCTGTCGTTTCCCATTCACATAATGAACATTTCCTTGTAGGTTTTAATTCCATTTGAATAATATCAAAATAATCCTCAAACCATTTTTTATTGTGTGTTAATTCATACTTTTTACGTTGATAATTGTTTTGTGGTATCTGAACATTATTGTAATGTGTAATAATGTGTTTGGTTAGTTTACCTGATAAATTGTTGGGATCCTTTATTATTATACCTGTTTTTTTACATTTAGCAACTAATTCATATTCATTGGTGGATTCATACTGATGTGTCTTTGATTTCTCTATTTCTATACTATTACCTATTTTAATTTGCCCACCTCTTTTATTGATTTCAATATTATGTTCCTTCAAAATTTGGGATATCTTTTTATGTCCCACTTTGAAACGTTCAGCCAATTTATGTGTGCTCGGAACATCTGTCTGATATAAACTGATGATTAATGTAATTTCTTCTTGTGTTAAACTACCTTTCATGGTTTTATTATAAATATAATAATAATCCATTTAATTTTAAACCACCATAAAACAAAAAAAGGTTAGATTTCTCTAACCTTTTTAAGTATTATTTAAGATTTTTTGATTATCTCAATTCTCTTAAATCAAATGTACGAACTCCGTCAACTGTGATTTTACCATAGAAACGGTTATTAACCATTTTCTTCGCGTATCTCGTCATAATTCCTTTAATCGGAGTGAAGTTAAATGGATTGTACATTGTTGGAGTTAATTGTAGAGGTACATACGGAGCATAAACATATCCTGTATCTAACAATGATGAACCTTTGTGACCCAACAAGATTGTGTTTGGTGGGAAGTAAGGATCACGGAATACTTGGTAACGTCCTGCCAAAGTACCAACTCTTTCAATACCCATGTTATACTGATCTTGCTCAGGTGATGCGTTAGATACGTGGAAGTATTCTAAATCATCAAAAATAGCTGAAATCTCAGAAGATACAACGATCCAGTTAGCACCACCTCTAAGAGTTGACTTGTGGATTTGTGCTGAAATTTGGTTGATAGCTGTAATCAACGTTTGATTCCAATCTTTTTGAGTGTATTGAGTTAATGGGTTAGCTGCAGTACCACGTTTCCATCCGTTGTAATCCCAACGAAGTGACCAAGCTGCTCCTTTACGTAAATCACGAAGGATTTCTCTATCAATTTCTGCTGCTACTTGCTCAGACAATAAAGCTGTTAATTCAGCTTCTGCATCAATGTTATGGAATGCAGAAACGTCTTGTGCAAGTTCTGGAGACCATTGTGCTCTTAATTTACGTTCTGTAACAGAAACTGTAACTGATTCAAGATCAAATGATACTTCACCAATTTTATCTTCAAATTCAAGTTCTTCATAAACTCTGAAAGTACAAGTAAATTGTGAACCAGCAGTTGCAGTACCAGCAACATTCAATGTTAAACCTGAATAACCATCAAGTGATGCTGCACCAACAGCACATGGTTGTTGTAAGTCTACTTCTAAATAGATAAGACCTGTAGAATCACATAGATCATCAAATGAACCACCATTTCCTGGGTATGAACCACTATAGAAAGTAGTAGATTGTTGTGAACCATATTGTACAATTCCTTTACCATATTTTTGAGTAACAACACGGAATAATAAATCACCTGAACCCATACCTGAGAATGCACCTGTAGAAACAGCATTTACTCTTAAATCTGATAAGAATGATTCGTTATCCATTTCTTGTCCATCTGGACCGATTAATTTACCAGCACCTGCAGAAGAGAATCCTGACATTACGATAAGTGCTTTTCTATAAACAGGTCCACCATCAGCACCTGTTGCTGCAACAGTTCCACCTGTAAGTGTATATGCTGCTGGTGATAAAGAACCATTTGACCATGCAACTGTAGTGGCATTTTTAGTAATAGATGAAAATGCACCTTTTGAGTAATCAAACAAACCTGCCGGATCCAATCCTGGTTCATTACCTTCATAGAATTTATCATAAAGGTTTTTGTCACCTGCACTATATCCTTCACCTTGAGTACCACCAGCACCAATTGGTGAGAAATGTTGGTTACCTGTGTTATAACCTTGAATTTTAGGTACGAAGTAGAACAATTTACCGATTGGTAAGTTCATAGCTTGTACTGATACTAAATCGTTAGCCAACAATTTAGAGAAAACACGTCTTACGATAGGGAAAACTACAGTTTCAAAAGAACCTGAACTATCAGTTGACGCAGCTTCGTTAATTAGGAATGAAGCTTGGTTTTCATATAATTGTGCCATGTTTTCTTTAACGTGACCTTTAAGTCCGTCTAGGAACCCTAATTTGTCCCATTTGTTAATTGTATCTTCTTTGATAACTTTAAGATGTTTTAGTCCGATGTTACCAACAAGACCTGATTCTAATAATGCTCCCATTTTTTTATTTTTTTAATTTGAGTTTATTTTTATTTTATTTTTGCCATCAAATCTTTCATTCTTAAGAATTGAGGGTTTTCATACGTTTTACTTTCAATTAAATTAGATGATGAACCTGTTTGTGGTGTTTTTACTACGGTTCTTTGTACTGATTCATTAATAGATTCAGTTACATTAGATGTACCACCAAGTTCTTCTTTAATTGTTTTGTAAAGAGTTTTAGATTCTTTGATAGTTTCAACATTATCAAATCTTCTAAGGATGTTTATTTTTTCTTGTTTAGTTGTTGAATGTTCAGTGAACAATCTTGTTGAATAAGCTAAGTTTGAATTAAATACAGCAACTTCGTTTAATTTATTTCTAAGGAAATCCAAAGCTTTTTTGTATTCTTCATTCTTTTCTTTTAAAATTTCAACTTCTTTTTGGTAAGATTCATTTTGTGGTTTAACTTTCATTTTAGGAAGTCCTTTTCTTTGTGCTGCGTTTCTGGATCCATTACCTAGTGTTCTTGCAGCTTCCTTGAACTCTTTATCTTTTGAAGTCATTTCATCCATTTCTTCTTCATCCATCCAACCTTCTTCCATTTCGTCCATTTCTGTTTCAGTAACTCCATGTTTCATTTTTGACGGATAAGAGTCTTTTTTGAAATTTCCACCCTTACCTTCTCTTTTTGGTGCTTCTTTCTTTTTATCGTCGAATCCACCTTCTTGATTTGGTTTTTTAGAATATTTAAATGATTCCATTACAGATTTTAATTCATCTTCGTCAATTTCAAAAACATATTCTTCATCTTCTTCAGATTCTTCATCCATTTCAAGTTCATAAATTGTATCTTCATCTTCTTCTTCATATGATTCCATCATATCTAAAGGTTCAGAATCTACAGACGCCCCACCCATTGAGATTAGATATTCAGTATCATTATTATTATCTACAAGGTGGATATCACCATCATCTTGTTTTTTAATAATAATACCATCTTCATCACCCATAGCTTTAAAAACACGTAATACTTCATCGTGTGAAGCTTGTGTTAAGTCAAGTGGTGGCATTTCGTCTTGGTTATCATCATCAAATGACATAAAATCATCAGATGGTTCCTCTACATCTTCTTCTTCAAAATCCACTTCTTCTTCATCACCCATTTCAGGTTCTTCTTCGTCGTCCATTTCTAGATCAACTTCTTCTTCTTCATCACCCATTTCAGGTTCTTCTTCATCTTGTTCGTGTAGATTTTTTCTTCCTGTTAAGGATTCTTTTACTAATTCACTGATTTCTTGCTTCATTGTAGATGCAAGTATTCCTTTTGCGTTTTCACTGATAGCTTCTTCAATTGCTTTAATTTGCAATAGAGCGTCTTCAACTACAGATTTTTCTTTTTCCATAAAAAATTGCAATAATTTTTGCTTGTATTTTTTGTTTATTTTATTAATAAATATATCAGAATTTAAAAAAGTCTGTTTTACGTTAAATTTTTACAAAAAAAAATGGACACCATATAGTGTCCATCCTTAATTTTGTTTAAAAAATTGGTTATTCTATAACCTCATCAATCTTACTTTCAACAACTGCAGTTAACCTCCAATCCATTGTGTAAGCTTCATAAGCTTTGGTTACTTTTGCTTCAACGTCTGTTGGTGAATAACCTTTAACTAACTTTTCTTCTCTAAGTTTTTTAACTTTACCTGTGTTTTCATCCACCATATCAGTGGTTACTTTTGCTACAAAATACTTTTCATCCATCTTTTTAAATTTTTACTTACCTAAATAATCGGTTAATCTTTTCATTAAGTCAACTGATTTCTCTAAAGGATTTGAAGTTGTTTGTGATATATTTTGTTGTTCTGCTAATTTCTCGTCATATTTTGGTCTATCTTCTTGATTTAAATAAAGATATGCGCCTGGTGTGGATGGGGATGAAACTAAATCAAAACAAATAAGTTCAAAATCATCTTGTACTTCATTTTGTTCACCTTTTTTAACTAATGAACCGACACCTCTAGATGAAACACCCATAGTAACACCCTGACGCATCATATTTGCTGCTACATCTCCTTTTGAAGAAACAATACCACGTTCATGGAAACCCGGAGTTGTTAATAATTTAATTTTACCCATTAACACATTACCTTCCCACCAAACTTCAGTAATAAGGTGTGAAACTCTATCTAAATCAATAAGTGATGATTCGGGATGATTTAATTCTGATATTGACATACCTTTTTTAATCATATCTTTATATCTTTCAGCTTCTCTTTTTAGAATCTTTTCAGGATATACTCTACCATTTCTATTTGGAACTCCCCATTTTTGAAGTGTTGCATAAAATTCAAAAGGTTTTGAATGATCTAACTGACCATAGGATTCCTTAATTATTTCACTATTTCTATAATCATTTGGGTTAATGAAACCACTATCCCATTCAACTAATATACCTTTACCTGTGTCATTTGGACCTAAAATTTTCATAATACTTTTTTATAATAAATATTAGGCACTTATTAAATCTTTACTTTTAGTCTTACTTAATGTGAAATATTTTGATTTTTTTAAGTCATCATAATAAATTGGTGTTATAATGTTTTTTATTTCTGATTTTAATAAATCGGATTTAAAATCAATGGTACTTTCATGTATAAATAAAGTTATTTCTAAATTTAAAAAACTCTTTTTATTTTTTTGTATCCCACTTGTTCTTAAATCTAAATCAACAATCTGTTTACGTTCAAAGACTGAATAATCAACAACTTCTAATAATGTGTGTTGTATTTGTCTTTTAATAAGTCCTGCGATTTTATCCCAGTTTTCTTCCTCCGTTAGGGGTTCAACCCAAGTTTGTAATACTACGTAAATTGATTTTAGTTCTTTTGAATCCACAGTCCCATAATGACATTTTGCTTCTTCAAAAATGTTTAGGGGTGATGTCTTACCTTTCTTCATTTTATCATTTCTTATGTGTTTATTTTTTTTAATATTAAGAAATGTTTTTATATTTGTCAAAAAATTAAAAACGTAATACTATTTATCAAAAAAATTAAAAATTATGATTATTGTAAAAGTTAAAAATTCTAATTCGCTTGAACAAGCACTAAAAATCTATAAAAATAAAGTTCATAAATCAAAACAAAATGAACAACTGAGGGAACGACAAGAATTTAAAAAACCCTCATTTAAAAAGAGGGCTCAAACAAAAAGGGCGAAATATATTCAAAAATATAATATCGTAGAATAACTATTTGTCGTATTTCTTACCAAAGATAGCTTCTGTGGATGTAAGTCCTAAACAACCGAATGCTAGTAACCCAATAACATCAATTAACGAATCAGATGGTTTAATATCACCGTGTGTTAATGTATCTAAAATTAAACATATGTTTAAAAATAACACACAAATAATACCTGAAACACGTTTTGATGATACAATACCTTTACTATCACTTAACATACTTAAAATAAACTTCTTCATAATCCTTGGTTAAGGGTTCTAAGTTTATATAAGTTATAATGATCTATTTTTGATTCATTAATCTTATTAATAGTGTCTTGAATCTTTGTGTTTAATTCGTTATCCTTAGATTCATTTATTGTAGTTTTTAGTTTTAAAATAACAGATTCTTTAAGTTCTGTTATTTCATTTTTTATTTCTTCTAAAGTTAATTTTTTAATTGATACTATTTCACTTAATTCAGATTCGTCTAATAAAAGTTTTGATTTTAAATTAGTTTCATAAATTTTTGTTAATGTACCTATTGGTAAATTAATAGACTCTTTTATTTCTTCAATATTTGATTCAGACATTAAAGTTGACTTAATGTGTTTTTTACATTCCAAAACAGTTTCCAAATTCTTAATAGAATCGTTATAAACTAAGGTGTCAATAATATTATAAGTATATGATGTTGTTACCGTAATGTCTTTTAACCACTCATTGATTATTTCTAAGTAATCTTCGTTTTCTTTAATTAAAAATTTAGCATATTCAACGTTTTCATTGATATAATCGTCAACAATATCCCTATCTAAACCTTTATTAGTATTTAATTCATCATAGATATAATA